ATCTTCCAAAAAGATAGTGTTGTTTCCCAGAAAATATCCGCAGGCACTTCGGGTTGCGTGGTTCAATACCCGATGTTCGTTGCTCGTATTACTGGCATATCTTAAAGGTAAGGGGGAGGGGGCTACCTCTCCCCTCCTTAAAAGGAGATAAAGATGATTGTTATAAAAAGAGGTATGAACGGATTAGATTTTCCCTTAAAGGGCAAAGTTTTGTCTTTGAAGGGGGAAGGCTTCCTGAATCAAGTTGACGAGAAAGATTGGGAAGAAGCCCTTGCGTTGTTTGGTGACTTTATAAAAAAGCGCATTGTTTCGGACAGCAATCCGAGCGGTGTGTTTATTGTCAGACAAGACCAAAAGAGCGCAGTTCAAGAGAGCAAAGAAGCAGAGCCTTTTGAAGATAAAGCCGCTCCTGTTAAAGCTAAAAAGAAGGGCAAAAAGAAATGAAAATCCGTGTTGATTTGAGAGCTTTCAAGTTGGCTTTCCCGTATTTTGAGAATGTAACTGAAATGCAGTTACAAAGTGCTTATTTGGGAGTGCCGTCAATAGTATCAACTACGCTTGGGGCTATCAATTTAACACCTGAATTACAGACACGAGCTGTTTATTTAGCTTGCGCTCATAGTTTATACTTACAGTTAAATCCTTCGGCTGGCAAGCCCTTAAACTCCGCCACCGAAGGTTCTGTAAGCGCAAGTTTTAGGACATTTGATTCAAAGAATGCGTTGCAGTTTTATTTAAGCACTACGCCTTACGGATTAGAACTATTGGCGATATTACAGACGGTTCAACCGAGTATGCCTACAAGAAGGGTGTCACCCATTCCTTATTACCCAGCAGGGGGGCGTAATGTTTAAGATTGATGTTAAACTAAAAGGCGTTGACGAATACTGCAAAGACCTCAAAAAAGAGTTAAAAAGCTACCGTGGGGTTCGTGTAGGTTATATTGGCAAGGAAGCATACCCTGACGGGCTAACTGTTGCTAAAAACGCCTTAATTCAAGAATACGGAACGGAGAGAATACCTCCCCGTCCTTTTATGCGTAAAGCGTTTAAGGAAAAAGACCAGTGGGCTAATTTGTTCACCAAGATTTGGAACAGAGGAATAAAAAGCGCATTTTTGAATGTTGGTAATGCGATGACTACATCTATCGTCAAGAGTATATCCTCTAATATACCCCCGCCAAATAGTGCGGCTACTATAAGACGAAAAGGGTCAAGCAAGACGTTGATTGATACAGGTTTGCTGATGAACTCAATTCATTTGGAGTTATTGAAGAATGACAGGGCTTAATCTTCATAATATAGCGGCAGACGCCTTGGATTTTCTTAATCCGTATCAAGATTTGGTCTTTACCAAAAAAAGCACAGAATGGGTGGCGGGAGCAAGAACGCCTACTGTAACCACACAAACCGTGACGATTAAAGGCAAAATGCAACCTGCTTCGTTGCAGGAATTAAGGCAAACAGGGTTTGATTTGCAGGCTTATCAGTATTACAAGGTTTTCCTTTCGGCTGATGCCACCCAACTAGATAATGTGAGACAGCTTGGAAGCGATACGTTTATTTGTAACGGGCTTAAATACCGAGTCGTTGCAAAAGAGGATTGGTTTGAAAGCTCGGGGTGGCGAGAAACATATTGCTACTTGGACGAGCAAGTTGAGGAAGAAAATGCAGGATAGTGTTATATATGACTTTTTAGAAGGATTATTACCTGAGGGCTTGCAGTTTGTTGACCCTTACCTTGATGAAGTCCCGCTTCCTAAAGGCGATTGGGCGCAGATGAATATATTGAACATTCAAAATATCGGTTGGGAGCAAAGACGCACCGATAGCTTTGATGAGGAAAAGGGATTAGTTAAGAATGCGTGGGATATTCAACGGGTTTACAGTATCCAGTTTGACTTTTACGGCGAGTCGGCGTTCAATAATAGTGTGACTTATCAACAGAACTTGAGGGTTGCACTAATGGAAAAGAAGCCACTCCTTGTTGATTTGAAGCAAATGGGAAACATTGAAAATAGGACAGAGCTATTGGAGAATAAGAAATACTTAAAGAGATATGGTTTTGATTTAGATGTTTTTGTCGTAGATACTATTTACGATGAAAAGCCCTATTTTGAAACGATTAAAATTAGAATTGCTAACCGTGGAAATCATTTTTAAGAAAGGAAAAAAAGATGAGTTTACCGTTTTCATACATAGTCCCGATAACCGCAGTAGTGCAAAGCCCTGCCTTTGTGCTGGAAAAGAAGCACATTCTTTTAGCTATGGTTACGGATATTATCCCTTCGGGGACGCCTTATATTGAGTTTGCAGGAGCTGGTGCTTTGTCCGCATTTGCAAAGATGTTTGGCAAAGCTGTTCCTGAATATGCTCAATTACAAAAATACTTTAGCTTTTTATCAAAGATAGGGACTACTCCCGAGAAAGCAGTGGTTGCAAGGTGGTATAAAACCGCCGCCGCCCCGTTTGTTCAAGGAACTGCTCCCGCAAGTATTGCAGAATTGACGGCAGTTGCCAACGGTTCTTTCAAATTGACCTTTGGAGATAATACTGTTGAAATTGATAGCATTGACTTGAGCGGTGATAATAGCTACTCGGGAATTGCGGCAACCATTCAAACGGCTATTAGGTCGGCAAGTGCAGAGCCCGAGTTTACTGGTGCGACCGTGGCTTATTCCTCATTGGCTGGAGCTTTCATTATTACTGGTGGTGTTACAGGCAAGACAGCAACAGTTGGTGCGCCTGCCGCTGGAACAAGTGGAACTGATATTTCCGAGGATTTAGGTCTTGTCGGAGCTAGCGTGGTTCTTTCGCAAGGCGTGGACGCAGAGACTTGGACAGAGTTTTGCGATAGAATATATTATGCTAACTCGGCAGGATATTCCATTACCACGCTTGAGACCTTGACCGATGACGATATTCAAGACTCGGTTGCTTGGTTGCAATCCATAATTGGCGAGCAAAACTATAATACTATGGTTCGCTTGGTATTTAATATGACTTCAAAGAGCGACGCTATCGTATTGCAGACAACTTTGGCTGGATTGGGATACACTGGCTATGTTATAGACTATGACCCCTACGGCGAGTTTGTGAATATCCTTGATTGTGCAATTTGTGCGGCTATTGACTTTGAGAGGGCAAATGGAGCTATAAACTTCAACTTCCAGCCCGCTATAGGTTATACTCCCATTACTACGCTTGGAAGCGTTGTTGATTACCAGCAAGGGAATACAAATGTTGCGCTTGTTGATGAATTGCTTGCGGCAAACATTAGCTTTGTATATTCGCTCGGATTTGGCAATCAGACCACGAACTATTACGGCTTTGGCTTGATGAGCGGAGACTTTGGCACAGAGGACATTCAAGTCAACGAAAGCTGGCTTGAGCGTAATTTGCAGACCGACATCATCAACGCTTTGGATACCCTTAACAAGCTAAAAATGCAGGGAGATGACGCAAGGATTCTTGTTTCGTCGGTTATTACTCCTTCATTTGAGCTTGGCAAAAACAATGGGGTTATTGCTAGAAATGGCACTTTGTCGCAGACGGATAGAATAAGCATCTATCAAGCGACAAATAATGCTGGTGCGGCTGATTGTGTTGAGCAGAATGGCTATTACTTCCAAGTAGAGCCGATAACTGCTGCGGATATTCAGCAACGCAGAATCAGGGTTATTGTTTGCTATCTTGCCGCTGGCGTAGTGAACAAGATAAGAATTACTAACAACATTTACGGAGCATAAAAAAATGGCATTAGATATTTCAACGAATAAAACAGGGTTTAAGAACTTAAGCTACTCTTTGACCGCTTTGCCTTTACTGGCATTTATGAGGATTGACGGGTTTGCTCCTGACGGTGTTACTTGGGAAACAGTAGAGCCTGCTACAGTTACGCTTGGAGCTGATGGTAAAGCGGCAATCAATCAGAAGCCCGTTCCTTATGTAGGGACATTACACCTCTTGCCGAACTCAAATGCAAGGAATGTTCTTGACCTTTTGGTTCAAGGAACTATCCCCGAGTATGGAGTTGAGCTGGCGGATTATAACCTTGTATTGACCGAAGAAAACTTGACTACTGGCTATAAGACGGTTTATAGTGGCGGAACATTTGTCACGGTTGACGCTGGCAACAGTGCCAACCTTGATGACGGTCAATCTGAAAAGGCATATACAATAGCTTTCACAAGTCGTGTAATAATTCCTGTTTAGTTAAGAAAGAAGGAGAAGTAAGATGGAAAAAGAAAAGACAGTAACGATTGAGGACTTTGGAAACAAAACCGTTTTCAAAATCCATTTATTTGGAATAACGGAGGGGCTTGCTTTTACTAATAAGATAGCAGACCTCTTTCTTAAGAAGGATAATTCGCTATCAATTACCGCCTTCCTGTCTGACCTTTTACCTCTTGCTTCTCTTATGGATATGAGTGGGAAAAAGGTAATAAAAGAGCGTATGTCCATAAGTGATTGCGAAGATGTATTTCAAAATCCTCTATCGGTAATTGAATTAGGGTCAGAGATATTGGAACTGCAAAAGGTTTTTTTGCAAGACTCCAAAATCTTCCGCAGTTTAGCAGAGCGTCCCGAACTTGGGTCTCTTACAGCGATTTTGGGGTCGAAAACATCATCGGCGGAATAGTTGAGCCGAAAGTAAGCGTTCACGACTTATGGAAGCTAGACATCGGGGACTTATGGTTGTTAAACATTGTAAACTTTGTAAACAATCAAAATGAGCAGGTAGCGTATAATTTAGCGATGAAGGGTTAAAATGGAAAAAAGAGCGGTAATAGATTTTTTGGTTAATACCCAAAACGCCCTTAAACAGATTGAAAACTTTAAGGGAAAGATAAATAGTGCCGCTGATTCTATTAAGAGCAGTTTGGTTGGGAAGCTCGGTGCTGTCG